TGCAAGAAATAAGAAAATTATAGAAAAGATATTTATAGAATTAAGAGACAAAATAATTGAAGATAATTCAAAAAAATATGATGTAAAAATGATTATAAATATTGACTATGAATGGCTTTTGAAGAAATTTAAAAAGGGACTTGAAGTAGTTTACTTATATACATTCGAGGAGACTTTTAAAGGCTTTCAAAACATCTACAAGAAAACAATAAAATCTAAAACTATAAAAGGTATTAGAGATTATTTTTTAAAGGATTGGAATATAAAGAATGCTGGAAAACAAGCAACTAAAATGACAGCAACAACAAAAAATATTTTAAATAAGATAATTACAACAGGGCAAGAAGAAGGCTTATCACATAATGAAGTAGTTAAAGAACTGGTAAAAAATATTAATGGTATGACAGAACAAAGAGCCAGCACAATAGCAAGAACTGAAACAAGTAAGAGCATTAATACAACAAGTTATGAAACTGCTAAAAATGTAATGAAAGAAAAATGCTGGATACATGTTGGAGGAAAAAAGACATATAGACCACATCATAAAGCTATAAGCAATAAATGGGTTGATATAGATTATAAATGGAAGTTAAAAGATGATGTAGAAGCTGAGTATCCACACCAAGATAGTTTGCCAGTTTCTGAGGTTGTTAGATGTAGTTGTTTAATTATTTTTAGATAAAAGGAGTAGGTATGTCAAAGAAAAAGATAAAGAAAAGAATTAATTTTTCTGATGAAACATTAAATTTTACTTGTGAAATTGAAAAGTTTAAGGAAGAAGAAGGGACACCAGGAAGATTCACAGGAATACTTGTAAATATGCAAAATGACAGTCTTGCAAAGGGTATTTATAGATTTAAAAAGGGAAGTATGCAAGGAAATAATGGAAAGACTTTACTCCTTTTATACAATCATTATGGTGAATTATTACCAGTTGGAAAATTAGTAGGAGAAGAAACAGAGAAGGGATTTGAAGTTGTGGGAGAGTTTCATTTATCAAAAGATGATAATGGAAATTATATAAATCCTGAAGCTGTAAAGTTGTATTCGCTTATGAAAGAAATGAAGCTACCTTTTGAAATGTCAGTGGGTGGAAACATTGTAGATTATAAAGAATATAGTGAAAATGGTAAGTATTACATAGATATAAATAAGTTTGAAGCTCATGAGGGGAGTTTAACACCTAAAGGTGCTGTAAAAGGAAGTAAAGTAACAAGAGTTTTTAATAAAGAAAATGGAGGAATAGGACAAATGGATAAAGAACAATTAAAATTATTAATGGCTGAATTATTAGCAAACTTTAAAACTGAATTATTAGAAGCAGGAACACCTGAAGAAATCAAAAATTTACCTACTAAATTCAATGAAATTAATTCAAAGTTTGAAGAAATTAAAACTGAATTAAATGGAGAATTTAAAGCTGAAATTGAAAAGCAAATGACTGAGTTTAATGAAGTTATTAAAGGATTAAAAGCAGACTTTAAAGCTACTCCAGCAGAAGTTACAGTTGCTGAACAATTTAGTGCAATGATTCAAGAAGTAGAAAAGAATGGAAAAGTAGTAGAAACTGTTTTTAATTCAGAGAGTGAAATAAAGTTTGCAGCAGATCCAGCTACTACAAGTAACTCGGAACATACTATCAAAACACAATATGTAAATACAATACTTGAAAGGTTAGTTGCACAAAATTCAGCACTTGGAGATATAAAGTTTATTCCTATAGTAGATGGAAGCCTTACAATTCCGAGAGAAGTTGCTGGACTACCTGAAGTTGGATGGATAGGAGAAGAAGGGAACAGGGAAGAGACTTCTGCTTCAAAAACAGATCATGTAGTTATTACATTACATTCATTATATGCAATGCCAAAAGTAACTAATAAGCTGTTAGCTACTAATTTTGTAGGGTATGCTAACTTCTTAGTTAAAAGAGTTGAATATGCTTTATCTTTAAAATTAGCAGATGCTTTATTTTATGGAACAGGGACAAATATGCCTACTGGAATTTTACAAGACAGCAGTGTAACACAAGAAGTTGAAATTGATTCAACTGACGACACTACATTTGTAGATTCTTTAATAGATGCTTACTATGCTTTAGATGAAGATGTAACAAGAAATGCTAAATGGTATATGACTTCTGAAACTTGGGCAGCTATTGCAAAATTGAAAAATAAACAAAAAGATTTCTATATAACTGACTTAAATAATGGAAATACAAGAACTTTAATGACTAGACCTGTTATTCTAATCACTTCAAAAAATGCAGGATTAAAATCAATAGCTACAGCAACAGCCAATGAAATAGTTGGAGTTTTTGCAGATTTAAGTACAGCAGTATTAGGGATTCAAAATAATGCTATGACAATGAGATTAGAGGATAAAGTGACTTCTAAAGGATATACAAAATACTATATGGAAAAAGGCGTAGGTTTAGGGGTTCAATTACCTGAAAACATTTTAAAATTAAAGAAAAAAGCATAATTTAAGAGGGTTTATTCCCTCTTAAAGTTCTAGCAAGGAGAAAAAATGAGTATTAAATATGATTTAGAAATTGCTAAAATGCTCACAAACATTGAAGATGAAAAGCTTCTAAATTTTTATATCAATGCAACAATAAAAAAAATAGAAGTAATTTTAGGTTATGAGCTTGTAAAAGGGCAAATAACAAGTTTAGTTAGTGGACTTAATAAAAAGTATGTATTCTTACCTAGAAAGAAAATTGAAAGGGTATTGAACGCTAAAAGTGGGTGTAAAAAGCTCCCTTTTAGTTTTGTAAATAGAAAAGTAATATTTGATGAAATTATAACAACAGATTCTTATGTAGAAATAGAATATATAGCTGGCTATGAAGAATTACCTGAAAATCTTTTAATGTTTATTTGCTCAACTATAAAAGAAGAGCTTTCAAATGCTGAGGGCTTAAAGAGTTATGGAATAAGAGGAATAAACTATATTTTTCTTAGTAAAATAGAACAATCTGATAACTTCATAAGAGGAGTTAGAGATTTGTTTGGAGTTGTAGAAATATGATAGTAAAAGCATTAAAAGAAATTGAATATTTAGCAACTAGACAAGTAGAAATAGGGATATTGGCTATTGATAAAAGTTTAACTGGAGAAAATAAAAAAACAACTATTCTTGAATATGCTATATACAATGAATATGGGACTCCTAGTATGCCTGCTCGTCCATTTATGAGAAATGCTTTTGATAATAATAGAGCAATAATTTCAAACTTAATTCAAACAGCATCTATGAAGGTTATAAAAGGGGAAAAGAGTGGAAAAGAAGCACTTATGGAGATAGGAGAAACTATAAGAGGGTTAATTATTCAAAGTATTGCCACGGCTGAGACCTGGGCAGTTCCTAATGATCCAAAAACTTTAAAAATAAAAACTAAAAATGGACAAGCTAATAACACAAAGCCACTTATTGATAACAGATTTTTAATTAAAAGTATTAGGTATCAAATAGTAAATGAAAATGGGACGATAGAATATTTGTCAGATTTTAAGGATGTGTAAAAATGGATAATGTTATTTTGTTAAATAAACATAAAAGAAATATAAAAGTTATTTCAAAAGCTGAGGGAAGATGGGAAAAGGGAAAATATATAGCTGATAAAGAAAAAGAAAATATTATAAAAGCTGTATATATGCCTGTTTCATCTGATACCTTGAAATATTATCCACAGGGAGAGGTAACTCTTAAAGATATGGAGTTATTTACAAAAGAAAAGTTAAAAGAGGGAGATATTGCTATTTTAAGAGGAGAAGAATTTAAAATAATTGAAATAACTGACTTTGATTATTTAGCTGATATAAAAAGCTATATTTTGAAGAGGAGTACAAAAGATGATTAATCTTATAATTGAACTACTTAATAAAATGAGTAATATCCAAATTATCCCAGCTTTTACTGATAAAAAGCCTCCAAAAAAGTCCTATGCAACTTATCAAATTTTAAATATAAATAGTGCTGATTTTAGAGGATATACAGAAAGAGAATATATAAAAAAAGATGAAAAATATCTTGAAACAACTGAATATAGAATAATGGCAAGACTTCAATTTGATGTATATTCTGAAACACAAGAAGAGGCTTTGGAAAATTCAATTGAACTAAGAGAGCTAATTCTTTTTAATGCAAGAAGAGAAATCGGAAGAATAGATGCTGGAGTTGTAAAAAGTAGTGAAATAAAATCATTAAATGAATTAATTAATGCTAAATACGAATATCGTTGCAGTTTTGACATAGTTTTTGAATATATGAAGATAACAAAAGAAAGAGAACTTGAACTAATAAAAGAGATAGAATTATTAGTTAATGAAAAGCATAAAAGCAGAATAGCAAGGAGGAAAGAATAATGGGAGTATATAGAGAACCAGTAAAAATAACATTAGAACAAGAATTGAATTTAACAATAGCAGCACTTAATAAAACTCTTATAGTTACAAATGATAAGAATGCAGATTTTAAATATTATATGAACTCTAAAGATGTTGCCAATGATTTTGGAAATAATTCAAAAGTATATAAATTAGTGGAGAAGTTTTTAGGACAAAGAGATGGAGACGGGAATATATTAAAACCTGATTTTTTTGGAATAGTTGGAGTTACTGTAACTGGACAAGAAAAAATTGAGGATAAGTTAAAAGAAGTTATAAATGAAAATTTAGATAAAGAATGGTATGCACTTATAACAACTTTTGATAGTGTTGAAACTATGAAAGCTGTAAGCTCATTTTTAACTGAAAATAGAAAAATTTATATTACAGAAGTAAAGGCTTATCCAATAGCTGACACTTTAAAATCTGATAGAATAGTACCTATTTGGAATTTAAAAAGAGATGAAACTAACAAAGAATATAAAGCAGCAGCTTATGCAGGAGTAGTAATAACAAAAGGAGCAGGATATAGAAGCTCAATGATAGAGTTACAAGGAGTAACAGCTGACACTGAACTAGCTAAAAAGCCTGAGCTTACAAAAAATAATATTACATTTGTGGAAAAAAGAACATCAGAAGGCTATATAACAGCCAATGGTGGAAAAGCAACAGATGGAACTTATTTAGATGACACAACTGCTATTGATTGTATCATTGTAAATCTAAATGAAAATTTAGAAAAAGCTATGATTAAAAAGGGTTTCCCACAAGATGAGGAAGGTTATGCTTTTTTAGAAGAAACATTAAACAATGTTATGGAAGAAATGGGAGCTAATAATTTACTTGCAAGATTAAATGGTAAATATCAATATACAGTTTTCCCAGTTAATCAAACTGCAACAGAAAGAGGACTAAGACTTGTAAGACCAAGAGTACTTTTCAGACTTAGAAACTGGGCTTATTTCATTGATTTAACATTAATGAAAACTAATAAGGATATTGGAGGTAATGAATAATGGTTGACTTAAGTAAAAAAACTTTTATTTTCAATGGCTATACTTTTAAGAAATGGAGAAGTTTGACTGTTGGAGCACCTGAGGATCAATATAAACAATCAGATAAAAGCATTTATGGAGAAAGAAGGATAATATATACTCCTGATCCAAATATGGAAATAACTATAACTGTACCAGTTGGGACAGAAGATGAAAAAATACTTTTGAATGCTTCTGAAAATGTGGTAACTGGTTCAGGATATTTCAAAGATAGTTCAAGCCCAAAATACAACAGAGGAGTAACTATAAAGGAGATTGGAGTAAATAAAAGTGAATTAGCTAATGATGGGGAATCTGATTCAAGAGAATTTAAACTTGTATGTACAGGTGTCAAGGAGGCAATAAACTAATGGATAAAAAAGAACAACAAGAATTAAAAAATAAAGAATTTTTAGAAAAATTGAAAAATAAAAATGTTTCAAATGTAATTTTTAAACCTGATGGTTTAGGAGCTTTAGAATTTGATTTAATGATGACTGGAAAAGATTTTAAAACCATGGACAGATCTTTCAGAGTAGAAAGAGTTTCAACAGATACATTTTTTAAACTTTCAGCCAAAAAAGATGAATTAACAACAGCAAAAGAGTTATTGACAACTTTTGTAGCTCAACCAGCTGAAGCAAGAGATATAGAATTTTTTAATATGGATCAAGAGGCTTTATTAACAATGGTAAATGTTATTACAGAATTTCAGCAAACACCCTTTTTATTCATTAAGAACTTTGGAGAAAATAAGGGAAATTAAACAAGGAAGGTTTGACATTTGCTTTGAATCTAAAATTTCATACTTTAATAAACCTGTTGGTGAATTATGTTATGAGGAGTATATGCTTTTACAATTAGCTTGGGCTAATTATGCTAAAAGAAAAAATAAAAGTTAAAAAGGAGGAGAGTTTAGCTATGCTTGAGCAATTAACATTGGCTTTTAAAGTAATTGGAGATGGACTTGATTCTTTAAAAAAAATTGATGCACAAATTGATGCTTTAAAAAATAGTATGAATAATGCTAAAAACTCTATAAGTTCAGCGTTTAGTAGTTTAAAGAGTAAAATTAATTCAGTAAAGCAAAGTATAATCAATTTTAAAAATAAAATAAGTTCAACTTTCAGTGCATTAAAAGCTAAGATCACAGCTAACTTTCCTGCTATTTCAAAATTAAGAAATGGATTTATAGCACTCCGTAGAGGATTAGGAAACTTTGGAAATTATGCCCAGCAACAGTTTCAAAATAGTAAAGAAAAAGCTAATTCATTTTTAGGAGTTTTAAAAAGAATTGCTGCAACATTAGCAGCAGGATTTACATTAAAAACTGCTATTGAAGGAGCAGGGAATATTGAACAGTATAGGAATACACTTGAAACTGTTTTGAAAGATTCGGACATGGCAAGAAAGAAACTAGCTTGGGCTAGTAGATTTGCTAATAAAACTCCATTTGAAACTGAAGAAGTAGTTGGAGGAATGACAAAACTTCAATCTTATGGAATTGAAGGAGATAGAATTTTAAAAACTACTAATAGGACCTATTTAGAAATGATTGGGGATATGGCATCAGGAATGGGCAAAAGTTTTGACCAAGCAATTGAAGCTGTTGCCGATGCAAGAACTGGAGAACTTGAAAGATTAAAAGAATTTGGAATAACTAAAAATATGATAGCTGAATTTGGAAAAAGTAAAGGTTTGGAAATCTTTAATAATAAGGGACAAATTCAAGATTTAGAGTTATTTAATAAGACTTTATTTGAAATGATGGACTCTCGTTTTGGTGGAGCAATGGAAAAACAAGCTAAGACATTCAAAGGAGGATTATCAACTATATCAGGGGCTGCTAAGTCAGCACTTTCAACATTGGTAGGAGTTAATGAATTTGGAGATATAGTTGAAAACTCTCCATTTCAAATTCTTAGAGATAAGGTTATTATTCCATTTGCTAATACTCTTATAAAACTTCAAGAAAATGGAACTTTTACTAGATGGGCAGAAAATCTATCCAATATTTTTGGAGAAATAATAAACATTGGTGGAAAAGTAATAGATTTTATTGTTAAGTGGAAAGAAGTTTTAATTCCTTTGGCAAGTGCAATAACTGGGATTTTTGTAATTAATAAAGTAATAGTTTTAATTGGAGCATTAAAAACAGCATTATCAGCTTTTTCTTTTAATCCTATTATGCTTGGAATAGGAGCTGTAATAGCTATTGGAGTTTTATTATATAGAAACTGGGATTTAATAAAAGAAAAATTAATTTCACTTTGGAAAAAAATTAAAGGTTTTGTTAAAGTATTTCTACTTTTTTCAGGAATAGGTTTAATAATAAAACTAGGGCAATTATTAGTAAAAAATTGGGACTTAATAAAAGCTAAATTAGCTTCATTATGGACTAAAATAAAAGCATTTGCTAAAGCATTATGGGATATTGGTAAAAAAATATTTATGTGGCTTAGTCCAATAGGCTTAATTATTACAATTGGAAAATTAATAATAGAAAATTGGGATTTAATAAAAGCTAAGTTCTCAGAACTAGCAGGCTATTTATATAACAAAATAATTGACATAGGTAATTTTTTTATAGGTTTAAAGGACAAAGCTGTTGATGTATTTTTTAAACTAATAGACAAATTAAAAGAAGTGTGGGAGACAATGAAGTCAACTGCTGCATCAGCTTTTGATTTTATTTTAGATTATGTTGCTAAAATTTGGGAAAATATTAAAGGATTTTTCTCAAACTTAGGGCAAAAAATAAAATCATTGCCAGGTATATCTTGGTTTTTTGATGATAGTGGAGAAAAGAAAACAACAACTGAAAGAGTATATTTTGAAGATACTCCTGTGGTAGATGGTACTCATAAAACAGGACTTGACTATGTCCCTTTTGACGGCTATATAGCTGAACTTCATAGGGGAGAAAGGGTACTAACTGCTGAAGAAAATAATGCTTATTCAAATGTAGAAAATAATAGTTTTTCAGATGTAAAGACTTCAAAAAGTAGTAAAAATTCTAATAAATCTGATAGAAAAGTTATATTAAATCTTACTATAAATATGCCAACAACTCCAAAAGTTGAAACTGACTGGAATAGAGTAGGAGAAATAATAGTAGAGAAATTGGAAGATTTTATGCTACAAAACGAGATTGCAAAAGGAGATATATAGATGTTTTCAATAACAAATTTGATGAGTAAAGTAAGTAGTTTTTTAAGCAGTGCTAACTCATTGTCTAATCAAATTGATAATCGTATAAAAAAAACTCCTCCTATTCTATTAGGAAATATTCAACTTCAATTAGTTTCTGATGTATCTGAAAGCTATTCTAATGATGTTCCAACAGTTCCAATAGATGATGGAACTCAAATAGCTGATAATATAACTCCAAACCCTTTGGAATTATCTTTTAAAGTTCAAATTGTTGGAGCTAATCATAAAGAAATTTTTGAAAAAATTATAGAACTTAGAAATAAAAGAGAACTTGTGGACTTGTATATGGTTAAGTTATATAAAAATATGGCTATCACAAGTATAGAAAATACAATAACATCTTTATATTATACAGAGTTCACAATTACCTTAGTTGAAATAAAAATTGCTCATGTTTCTATGATACCAGCACCCAGCAAAAAGGCTAAACCTGCTGTAAGAAAAAAAACAAAAATAAAAACAACAGCAAAGGCAAAGAATAAAACTAGTGGGAAAAAGGACTGGGAAGGAGATTTACAAAGTGAGCATATAAGATTACCAGGAGCATAAGAATGAAAATAAATATAATGAAAGAATCAATTCCATATATAACTGATGTAACTGTTGCAGGGACAACCTTTCAATTTGAATTTACATATAATTCTTATGATAAAAGGGTATATGTAACACTTTATGACATTGAGGATAATTTAATATATCCAAATGAGCCTATTTTATTTGGTATTCCACTTTGGTTTAATAAATTAGTTGATGAAAAAGGAAACTTTAATAAAAAATATCCACAAAAATATATTATTCCAAATACTTTGGATAGAAAAGCAGTAAAAATTGATTATGAAAATATAGATAAAATTGAACTTTTAGTGGAGGAATAATGGAATTTATAGCAAATAGACCTATTTTCCCAAGAAATTCATATCTTGTTATAAATGGAGTAAAAATAAATGATCATAATAATAATGGATTAAAGTTTGATGCTGAGGTAAAAAGTGGAGAAGAAGGGAAAGTAGGAGTAGGAACATTTAAAATATACAATTTAAGTCAAGACATAGAGGTAGGAAGTGAGATAGAGCTTTGGTTTGGTTATGAGTCTGATATTAGATATTATTCTAAGTATGAAGTTATTAAAAAGAAAAAAGCAAGAGATGGAGCTTCTTTTGTTCAAGAGCTGACTTGTTCAGAAAGAACTAAGAATAGCAGTAAAATAGTTTCTATTAGTTTAGATGGGAATGTAAGAATATCAGAAGCTATTAAAGAAGTTACCAAGGAATTAGGTTTAAATCTTATTTCTATGGATCTAAATAAAGACAAAGTTTATACAAATGGTTTTACTTGTTATAGTCAAGGTTTTCAGGAGTTAAAAGAGTTAGTTGGAGATTCTGAAAGTAAAATGACATTAAAAGGTGATGATCTTTACATTTATACAGATAAGCAGAAAAATCAAGCTATTTATTTAACTTTTGAAAGTGGTTTGATACATAATCCTGAAGCTGTTGAAAAGCAAGAAAAGGAAACAAAAGTAAATAAAAAGTCAGATAATAAAAAAACTGATAGTAAAAAAGATGAAAAGTGGAGTAAGGAAAAGAAAAAGAAAACTGTAAAAGAAAGTAATAAATATGACTATACTGTTGAATGTTTCCCAATTCACTATATAAAAAAAGGAGACATTATATATGTTTCAAGTGATGATGTCAGTGGATTTATGCAAGTTGAAGAGGTAAATATTTCTTTAAATGATAGTTGGAATATGAAACTAGGAGTAAAAGTGATGAAAGATGATGGAAAACATAAGGATAATTCTAGTAAAAATACAAAAAATAAGAAATGGTAGATTTGTAGATGCTGAGCCTTTGTTTAGCCCAAATGGAGTTGCTTTACCTGTACTTCGTAATGTTCCAGTTGCCTTGTTTGGGGATAGTAAAGACCACATTGATTGGAATATCAAAGAAGGAGATATAATGCCGTATTTTATATTAACTTTTGATATTTCTTCATATATAAGTCAAGGCTCTCATGATGTTATGGATTCAAATAGAAGGAATAACTTAAATAATGGCTTTATTTTACCTTTCACAATTCCAAATGCTACTGAAAGTCTTGAATTTCCTTCTGATATTAGAATTATTGGAGATAGATTAGAGGAAGGAAATATTGATTTAAAAGGAAATTCTAGTCAAAAAGGAAATATTGAAATAACTGGAGATACTACTCAAAAAGGAAATACAACACAAACTGGGAATATATCCTCAACTGGAACTGTTTCAGCAACAGAAGATGTTAAGGCTGGAGATAAGAGCTTAAAAAAACATAAGCATTCAGGAGTAGCAAAAGGAAATGACACAAGTGGAGGAGTAGTTTAATGAAAGCTATAAAAATGAATGATGGAGATATTAACTTTTCAACTATTTCAGGAATAGAAGAGTTTTGGCAAAGAGTAGTAAACTCCTTAAAAATATACTCAGTAGAGTGTTTTTATGATGAAAATTTAGGACTTGATATAAGAATAATAAATGAACAAGATGTAGCTGAGTATAAACTTGAACATATTTGCAGAAAGTTACAAGAATGGTTTAGAAGTGAAATAGAGTCAGTTAGTTATCAAATAATTTCTGGGGAAGAAAGAACTTTAAAAGCAAAAATATATATAACTCATAAAGAACATAATGATATAGAAAAAGAGGTGATTATCGGTGGATAAATTTGAAACAAAAGGCTTTCAAGGACTTATGAAATTAGCACAAAAAGAGGCACAGAAAAAGGAAAACTTTGGGAGTAATTTCAATGTTGAGTCAACTGGTGATTATTACAAACTAGCAGCACCTTTTATATATCTTTGCTCTTACCTGGAAGACAAAATTATTTCAATATCAAGGGGTTTAAATATATATAATGCACAAAATGAAGAACTAGATAATTTATTATATTTTTTCCCTAGACGGTTTGGAACAAAAGCCCTAATACATTGTAAAGTTACAGCAACAGGCTTTGTTGATGTAATACAAGGGGATATTATTATCCAAGCAGAGAATGGGACAAGATATGAAAATATAGAAAGGTTTGAGGTGGATTCTTCAAAGAGTAAGACAATACTATTTCAAAGCCTGTTCGATGGAGAGGAAGGAAACATTCAAATTAATAAAATTGAAAAAGTTATAAAAGCACCAGCTTCAATAGTAGATGTACAAAATACAGAAATTGGAGAAGGTGGACTTTCTTCTGAAACTGATTATGAGTATTTAAAAAGATATTTAGCTGGAAATAGTAAAGGGGAATGGGCTTTATTACCTGTTTTAAATGCTATTAGAAAATTACCAGGAGTGAAAAGTGCTAATGGGATAAGAAATAATACAATGAACATTGACAGTTTTGGACTTTCTCCAAAAAGCATTTGGATAGTTGTAGATGGAGGAATAAAAGAAGAAATAGCACATGCTATTTATATGCACATTCATACACCTGATACAAGGGGAAGTGTTGTTGTAAATGTTCCAACATCTGTACCAAATCATTATGAAGTTATAAGATTTGATAGACCAACTCAAACAGAAATTGAATATAAATTGGATATAAAAAGTGCTGATGAATTGAAAATCAAAAATTTAATTGATGAGTATATTAATGAAGCTGGAATAGGTGCTTTACTATCAAATGGAACATTCTTATATGAGTATCTTTATAATAAAAACTATAAATATACAGATTTTGACTTAAAGTTTAGAAAAAAAAGTACTCTTATTTGGAGTAATTCAATTCAATTAAACTTTAATGAAATACCAAAAAGTGCTGGGAGAATATCATGATTGATGAAGTTATAAAGGGTTTACCTTTGTATTTTCAAAAAGAAAATACAATAAAATTTTATAAAACTTTGAAGCCTGTTATTGAGTATATAGACAGTTTAATAGAATATTTAAAAAATCAAACATCATTATTAAAATGTTCAGGGATATTTTTAGATTTTATGGGTGAAAGATATGATGAAAAGAGAAGTGGTCGAGATGATGAAACTTATAGACAAGCATTAATTATTAAAAAAATGGCACTTGATGGATTACCCAATACAGAGTTTTTACTTTCACTTACCAGAGAACTTACTAATAAAGAAGTTACAAAATTAAAGACAAGACCATTACAAGAAGTAGCTAGTCAACTATTTAAAGTAAATATGGTTGATGATTTAGAGGTTATTAACAAAATGCCTGATTTAAATAAAGTTTGTGAAGCTGGAGCAAGAATGTATTGGGAACTTGAAATAATCAATAATAAAAGTAATAAATATTACTCATCAATAATTGAGAGTATGAAAAAAATAGAGATAAAAGCTGATTTTAAACTAGATCAAACTATGAGGATAAATTCAGAATTGAATATAGCTCAAGGGATAGGATTTACTAAGATAATTCAGATAGGAGGGACCACATAATGAGTTATTTTGAAGGCTTAAAGCTAACAAAAAAAGGGGAACAACTTCAAGCGAAGATAAATGGAAATTTATCTGAAACTTTAACTTTTACAAAAGCAAAGTTAGGAAGTGGTTCAATAACTTCAAATGATGAGATTAGATTCTTAACAGATGTAAAAGAAGAATGGGGAACAGCTAATGTTGCTAGTTGCAAAATACAAGGAGATGAAAAGAATATAGTAGCTATTGAACTCCAATTTTCAAATGCTGGACTAAGAGAAAATAAAATATTCAGAGAAATTGGACTTTATGCAAAAGGGAATGAAGAAGAAGAGATCCTTTATGCTTATGCCAATGCAGGAGATAAATATGACTATATTCCATTGATGAAGGACAGTCCTCATTCTTTTGTGATAGTTATTTATTTCAATATCACAAGTGGAACAAAGGTAGATGCTAACATTGATTTACACAGTTATATAACACTTCAAGAGTTTAATGAGGGAATGAGTAAAAAAGTAAATAAAACTGATTATGCTTCAAAAGAACAATATGGAATTGTTAAATATGGAACAGAAGAAGGAAAAGCATTAGAAGGCAATAAATTTACTCAGATGATAGGAAAAGATTATGGAGGAGTATTAAATGAAATAGGATTAAAAGAAGCAGGAAAAGCATACTGGGATAATAATACAAAAAAACTATATATTTGTAAAAACAATAATAGTGATATATCTCCAAATATCAATAATTATATTCCGTTTGATAATAACTCGCTTTTTGAGAGATTGGAAAATTTAAATAGTTTTGATATCTTATATTCCAAAGTTGATGATTTTGGGAACTGGAAAGATTTAACTATAA